TACCAGAGCCGACGCAGAAAAGTTTATCCAAGAAGCGGATATTTCTCTTACAAGATGGAACGGTCAGTTTATAAATTATTACAGCCCCAACGGTGCGACGTATGTGGATGTGAAAAATAGAAATATAAGAACCGCATTTAAGAAAGAGCAATTTGATGAGCCAACACTGAAAATAAGGGAGGTGGCAGAACGATATGGCAATAAAAAAACTTAACTGTCCGTTAATGGATGCGGAAATTGATGAAGGAATATGCTATGACATCCACATGAATGTGGAAGGGCTGGCACCAGAATGGACAATTCCCGAGAAGGTGTTAGAAACTCCAGATTATAAAAAAATATGCTTGCAATGTCCGAACCATAGGGACGATTAAATACCACCCGTCAGTAGATAGGTGGTATTTTTATACGCAAAATCAGTGATCAGCACGCAGAAATGCGTGTTATTTTTATACGCTTTTGGCGTGGCTGCCGTAAAAGCCTACTTTTAAGATGGACGGCTACCCATCGGAAAAAGCCGAGAAAGGAAATGACATGGCAATTTTTAAGACAGAAACACTCAAGGAAAAAGGACTGACGCAGGAACAGATTGATTACATCATGGCGGAGGCTGGAAAGCAGGTGAACTCCCTGACGGCGGAGAGGGATGGTTACAAAAACCAGCTTGCGACCGCGCAGGCATCCCTGAAAGCGATGGAGGGCATCGATGCAGCGGGACTCCAGACCAAAATCAATGAATTATCCGAGCAGATGAAGGGCAAGGATGCGGAGATCGAGAAAATCAAATCTGATTATGCGTTTGATGCGGCGGTCAAGGAGGCGATCCGGAAGGCATCCGGCAAGAACGAGCGCGCGATCATGGCGCTTCTGGATGTGGATGGCTTAAAGGCATCGAAGAATCAGACACAGGACATTGACGCGGCTCTGGCAGCGGTTAAAAAGGATAATGATTACCTGTTTGGCAGTTCTGCGCCGGTTCCGAGAGTGGTAAGCAGCACATCAGGCATCAATAACGATGCGCAGACAAAGAGAGAACAGGCGAACGAAGCACTGAGAAACCTGTTCGGAAAAGGAGAGTAAAATATGGCAGTAAATATCACAGATAGATCAGCAGTTGAAGCTTTAATCCGTGAGCAGATTGTATCTACCATCTTCCAGGATGCACCGAAGCAGTCCGCATTCATGGGGATGGCGCGCAAGCTTCCAAACATGACATCCAAGCAGACCCGTATCCGCGTTCTGGACTTCCTTCCGACCGCATACTGGGTGGATGGCGACACCGGAATGAAGCAGACCTCTATGCAGGCATGGGATAATGTATATCTGACAGCGGCAGAGCTGGCGGTTATCGTGCCGATCCCGGAGTCTGTATTTGATGATGCCGAGATTGATATTCTGGGCGAGATTACCCCAAGAGTCAATGAGGCAATCGGTCAGAGAGTCGATGCGGCAATTATCTTTGGCGATAACAGACCGAGAGAGTGGCAGGCAGATATCATTACCTTGGCGCGTCAGGCTGGGAACAATGTTTCCCCATCTTCCGGCAAGGACTACTACGATCTGACACTCGGAGAGGGCGGTGTATTCTCTAAAGTTGAGGATGATGGCTATGCGGTAACCGGAGCAATCGCCCCGATGACGTTCAAGTCCAAGCTGAGAGGACTGCGTGATTCAAACAAGCAGCCGATTTTCACACATAATATGCAGGATTCCAGCAAGTATGCGCTGGATGGCGTACCGATCCAGTTCCCGGAGAACGGTTCCTTCGTGTCGGAGATCGCACAGCTGGTTGTCGGCGATTTCTCCAAGGCTGTTTACGCGATTCGCCAGGATATTACCGTAAAACTGCTGACAGAGGGCGTTATCCAGGATCCGAATACGAAGGATATCGTTTATAACCTGGCACAGCAGGATATGATTGCGCTTCGTGTAGTATTCCGCATGGGCTGGGCGCTCCCGAATCCGGCAACCCGCCTCAATGAGGATCGTACCGGCTGCACATTTGCTTATCTGGAGCCGGGCACTCCGGCTGTTACCCAGAAGGTAACCTTTACGGTAACGGATGGCAAAGAGTCCAGCCCGACGGCCTATGAGGATGTCCGTATCAACGTAGATGGTGCGATCCTTAAGACGGATTCGGCTGGTAAAGCGGAGTTTAACCTGAGAAAAGGCACCTATGCGGCAAAGATCACGAAGAAAGGCTTTGTTCCGGTAACGGAGACGTTCACGGTTGACGCTTCTGCCGTAAACAAGGCGATCACTCTGGTAGCGCAGGCCTAGTAAGGAGCTGATGCAATGGCTTATGCAACGCGGGACTATTACATTTCTGGTTATCTGCAGGGGCGTTCCCCTGCGGTGCCGGATGCGGATTTCCTGTTCTGGGAAAAGCAGGCGGAGCGGATCGTAGACAGCTATACATTCGACCGAATTAAGGCGAATGACAGCCTTTTGACGGATGATGTGAAAGATTGCACCTGTGAGCTGACAGAACTGCTCTATCGGGCGGACAAGGCTTCGCAGAGTGCATCTGATTTTGGCGGTCCGTTGACATCGTATTCCAACGACGGAGAATCCGGCACGATTGACCTGTCACGGTCGATTTACACCGAAGAGGGGAAACGGAAAAAGTGCCGGGAGATCATCTGCCGGTATCTGGGAAATACGCCACTGCTTTATCGGGGGGTGTGAGAATGAACCCGAATTACAATCAGATAATTACAGTATTCCGGAAGGTTGGAACGGCGTGGAGCAAGAGTGTGTTCGAGCAATGTTTTTGGAAGTCTGGGATCACCGTGGTTCAGAATGATACCGAAGCATCGCAGACGAACACCTACACAGTACGTATTCCTCTGGAAGCGGCCGGAAGCGATTTTTCGGCGTCTCCGGGGGATGTAGTAGTGTTAGGCGAATGTGCGGACGAGATCACTGGAAAAAGCCCTAACACGGCGACGGAAGTCCTGCGCCGGAATAAGCCGAATGCGTTTCTTGTCAGCGCATTTTCAGACAACACCGCCTATCGGATGGCGAAGCACTACAGACTGGGGGGCTGATGATGGATGTCGAAATCAAATGGAATAAAACATCGGATCAGATTGCCAAAGAGAAAACAAGGGGCAATGATGGCCTTCTGTTTCTCGCCAACGAGGCAAAACGGCTGATGGATCCGTATGTTCCGGCTGACAGCCTGGCACTTGCCCAGAATGTCAGCGTCCATGTAGAGGGAGACACTGGTGTGATTGAGTATCAATCGCCATATGCTCATTACCAATACAAGGGCGTGGCATACGGTCCGAACTATCCGTTGATGGATGGCGGCGCTGTGATGGGATATTATTCCCCACCACACAAGTCCTCCACCGGAAAGAAGCTGAAATACAGCCATTTCCGCCATCCGCAGGCTACATCTGAATGGGACAAGGCTATGATGAGGGCGCGCAAGGGCGATTTGGTGCGGGCACTGGAAAACTATCTCGGAGGTAAGTGACATGACAAAGCATGATGCAGTGACGGCGTTCTTCCAACCAAAAGCCGAGGAGCTGGCGGGTCAGTACCTGGAATTTAACTATTCGGATGATTACAGCGGCATTTCGCTGGTAACAAACTATTCGGACAAGCTGCTTAAAAAGTATCTTTGGGGGTCTGAAAAAGAATATGGTTTCTCGATTATAATTGTGCAGCCGTATTCGACCGATACGGACGATCTGAACCTCACGGCGATGAATTTCGCCCAGGCTTTCATGGATTGGCTGGAAGAGCAGAATAAAAAGCGCAACTATCCGGAATTTCCGAATAGTTGCCAGATAAAGAAGATGGAGACGCTCCAGAATATGCCAAATCTGGCGGGCGTCAATGTAAAGGAAGGAATGGCGCGGTACATGGTACAGTGCCGGATTGTCTATTTTGAGAAAGGAGACAAGCGATGAAAATTAGTGAATTAATGGCAGGCGTAACGCCGAACGCGTCCTATGAAGGCTGGGTAACGGCAGATGACTGGGTGCTGGCGATTGATACCAGGCCGTCGGCAGAAGCAGCCACGGAAGTAAAGGATTATGAGGTTGTACAGATGGGCGTTGAGGGTCTGGACGCGAACCTCAACCCGGTAACGTCGGAGAAAACCTATATCCGTGCTGGTAAATCCACGCTGAAATCGGGAACGGCAAGATCTTTTGCGGTGTCCGGTGACCGTTATATCGGCGATCCGGCGCAGGATTTTATGCTGTCCCATGCAATGAAATATGCAAGGGGCAACGCGGCAGTAACAAATTATGTTTATTTCTGTATGCTCAACGGTAAAGGAGAAAAGGGTCAGGTGTCCGTGATTGTCAATTCAGAGGGCGGCGGCAATGCGGGGGAATCATCGTCCATCGATATCAACCTGCAGAAGATTGGCTCAGAACCGGAAGAGTATACGTATTCAGCAGAATAGGAGGATGAAAGATGCAGATTAGAGGCAGAGAAGTAGATTTTAAGATCGGACGTTTAAAGGATGCGGCAGCGTTTGAAAAAGCGCTCGATAACATGGGTAAAGCTGAAAAGGAAATCAAGAAAAAAAGTAGCCTGGCACAGATTATCTCCGGAGAGATTGATATGTTTCGTGTTTTTATCAAGGAAGCGACCGGGGAGGATGTGCTGGAAGATTGCGATGACCTGGAAGAGGCAAAAGGCGCTTATCTCGATATGCTGCGCGGCGTGAAGGCACAGAAAGAGGCGCTGCTCGGCTTTTCGGCGGATGAACTCAAATGATGAAATGGTCTGTAACTTTTGACAGGCTCCCCAGTACGGCGTGCATTGACGGAGCGGTGTATGATGTGTCCTTTGGCTACCGGACGATGATGGCGGCGGAAATAGAAATGTTCCGGCAGGATATTAGTGATGAACAGAAGATGCTTAATGCGCTGAATCTGTTTTACGTCCGAAATATCCCGCCGGATTTG